TGATGTAAAAATCATTGATATTGGCGTCAGCCGTTACCAGACGAATACCGTCGATGACGTTTGTTAAAACGTTATCGGATATATTGTAATGGAAGTTATTACCTGTGTTTTCCGACGCGCCAGCTATCACCCCGATAGAGTATCCGTAAACCGAATTTCCTTCGCAAATAATTTGGTTACCATGCAGTTCGATAGCGGTCGCAACGGTGTCGTTAAGATTGTCGCACGTAAAAACGTTGTTTGATACAATCAGTTGGTTGCAATCCGTATAGATTGAACTGTGATCAGTGATTAACGTGTTACCTGTCACGGCACGGCCAGCGTTTTGGAACAAACAGTTTGTAACGGAGTTGTTGTTGCCGCCGCCAGCGATTACAATGTTGTGATGGCCGCCGGGATTCAAAAACCACACGTTATCAATGTGCCAGTTGGTTATGCCAGCGCCACCGCCTAATCGGCATACGTTACTTGCAACTGTGTTTTGGTTTAAGTTGTTTGGGCCATTCCAATCAACTTTAAAATTGCTGTAACGAATGTTGGTTAGCGCAACATCGTGGCTGTACAGAAAAGCAACGCCTTGAACTGACGTGACCATTCCGTTTGCTAGTTTGAATATTGTGTCTGGGCCATCACCAAAAACAGACACGTTGCTTTTAGCTTTTACCGTATAATATGGGGCCGAAGTAAAAGAAGCTAAGAGGTATGTACCGCTTGGCGCATATACAGTGCCGCCGCCAAGAGCAGCCATTGCGTCAATTGCAGCTTGGATAGCCGGAGCATCATTTGCTACGCCGTCGCCGACAGCACCAAAATCTTTAACCGAAACAATTTGAGCCAGTTTGGCTTCGACGTTGGTAGCGACGCTACCCGTGTATGGCGGTTCATAGCTGACAATCGACGCGTCTACAGCGCCTGTGGTTGTCTGGATCGCTGTCGTAAACTTGACTTCGCCGCCGACATGTACGCCAGCCGTAAATGTGACAGTGTTGCTGTCTGTTTCCAAATAGCTGTCGCCAACATATTGGTTTACGCCGTCGATGTAGACCGACAGCGAATTTGTGCCGGGCGTGTAGTTGATCGTCGAAAGGTTGAACACAGTCTGGCCGGCGGTGGCCGTGATGACTTCTTCCTGCACCGTGTAGTTGACGAAGTTTGAGTTGACGCCGGTGATGTTGTCGTAAGTGCCGAGCAGGATGCCTGTGGCTGTTTCGATGACAAACTTATAGACCAGACCGTCAGTCAGCCAAATTTCGCCGCCCGGTACGCGTCCTGCGCTATCTAAAATGATAGGGTTGCTGTGCGGCGTAACGCCAGACGCACTGGTGTACGTTGCCTGCGGCGTAGTTGTGCCGGCTGCATAGGTATAAATCTTGCCGCCCGACAGGATAACGCCGTTATTGTCGAAGAACTGCGCTGCGAAGCCGCCAATAGGTGAGGGGGTTACTGACATCAAATTACTCCAGCAGCAACAATCCGCCGTCCTCTTGGACGAGGTTGTCTCCGTTTTCGGTTTCGAGGTTGCCCTGCGCTTGATCCGGACCATAGCCAGAAAAAAACGAGATAATGCTGCCCAGACCGAGCGCAATACCGTTACGAAGGGCGCCACCAAACCCCATATATTAATTCCGGTTGATCGGCTTGGCGTACACCGTACCGCCTGTGGACACCTGAATGGCGCTCACGCGCCAAGGAGCGCCCGACGTGTTGACGGTCAGCACAAAAGGAATTGGCGTAAATGGCGGGATTGGCGTGCTGGCGGTCGTAGCGACAGCGCCGACGCCTACTTCGACGTAACAAGCCTGATCCGACCAGACCACAACGCCCTGCGCGCCGGGAGGCCATGTGGATGTGTTACCAGCAGTGCCGGTATACGCCACGCTGTATGCAGGATAATCAGCTTTGCTTAGTGGGTTTAAGAGTTCCATAGCGCGTCCTTATGCGAGAAATTTTAGTTTATACAGCGTGCTGTAATACAGGCCAAAAATCTCGTCGATAATGTTTTGGAGTGGGGTACACTCCTTATCGACGACTTTATACCGCATTTCCTCAAGTTCGTCTACCTGACCTTCAAGAAACTCGACAATGTTGTTAGTCTTCTTAGCTGACATAAGCGAAATAGGACCGATTAGGCCATATTTTCCTTGGTACGCTTCGGCAAATTTGTCAGCTAAATCAATGACTTCGTCGTAAAACTCGTTCAAAGCAGAGTGCTTGGAAAAGCTGCGCGTGTTCAGGTGCGTCGAGTGAGCCACATCGCGCGCGAGAAACAGTGTACCTATAAAATCAGCGCAACTCATTACATCATTCCTTCAGGGGCTTGTTCAGGCATTTCCATCGGCATTTCAGGCTGTTCGCCCATCTCAGGGGCTTCGGGCATCTGTTCTCCCATCTGCGGCACTTCGCGCATTTCAGGTGAACCGCCGATCAAGTCGCCTGTGTCCAGCGCGCCTGCAATCGTACCCATGACAATATCCTGAATTTGCTCAGGTGTCATGCTGTTTTGTACAGCAGAGATGCGCTTGGTTTCGGCTTCGTAAGCCTGCACTTCAGCCTTGTACCGGTCGATGGAGATTTTCTGCTGTTCCGCGCTGTCTTGGATGTTTTCCATAATGTCAGAGACGCGGTTGAGTTCTTGCGACAAGGCTTCGATCTGTTGCTTGGCAGCCATGATTTCAGGCGATTGGTCGCCTTCTTCCAAGACTTTCGGGTCAAGGATTTTCTTAAACCGTTTCGCCATTTCCTGCGCTCCGGGCCAGTCCATGTTCTTAATGAACAAATCGCCGGCCACAGTCCAAAGCTGCGGGTTGGATTGCAGAATCATCGACATGGCGTCGAGCGCCTCTTGACGCTTGGTCATGTAGCCGGGGCCAGTAGTGACCATAACGTCGTATGTGCCGATTGACGGGTTGTAGATTTTTTCGATCAGTCCGCCATTTTGGTCACGAATTTCCTTGACAGGCTCTTGCTGCATTGGGTCCATTTTGACCATGCTGACTTCACCATCAACGCCAATGATGCGTGCGATGCGCTGCGTGTCGTAAATCTTAGGGATAATATCGACAAGCTGGCGGGTAATGTGACGGATCGCACGGGCTAAGTTATCTACATAGTGATACGTACCAACATCGCCCTGCTTTTCGCGTGCGACGATAGCTTTTGCAGACCGCTCGTTGCCTTGTTGACCCAATGAGGCGTCGTACTGGCCGGTGGTGGACTTGATGTCCTCACCAGCGCCCATTTTAGCCTGTATCAGACCTGTTTGCGGCAGCGGTCGGGCTGCACGCTGCGGAAGCGGTAATACGTTTCCAGCGCCGTCTGTAACGTCTGGGTTGACTTCCAAATACGGCCAGTTGGTCGTGTTGGCAGTCTTCCACTGGTTCTCGTAACCCTCGAACTGACCGCCATAGGCGATAAAGGGTGCTTTTGGCGCCAGCGCCAGCATTTCTGCTTCTTGGCTGGTCCAGTAGTTGTACATACGCTGTGCGTCTTTGGCGTTACGCACCAGACCGGACACGTAAATCTGTCCTTGCACTTCAAATTCGTTACCTACGACGCGTACCACAGGTATCCAACTACCCGGCCACTCGCGCTCATCAAGCACGTCATAGCCATTGGTTTTCATCCACATGACTTTTTTGCGGTCTACTTCGCGTGTGCGGACAGGCTTGCCGTACATGGCGCGCAGTTGCTTATCCATCGGCGTATCTTTGAACGCCGTGACGTTGTCTGGGTACAGGTTCAGCGTTTCGCGCTTGCGCTTGTAATAAAAATACTCCGCGACGCGGATAGTGTCTTCGTCAAGCCATGCCGACATGCTTTCATCGCCGACAGCGGTTGACAGGATCGACGAGATGGGTGTCGCGTCTGGAAACTCGCGCTCATACTCGTCTTTGGTCATGTCCTGCGTGACAAAGCACCATTCAGCGTCAGCGCCGCATGGGTCTTGGATTGTAGGGTCCATGTAGACGCTAAACGAGTTGCGGACGCGCATGATCCGCACGTCTTGGTCGAAAGTTTCTTCGTTGCAATATTCCGTAATGAGACGGATATAACCTTCACCGTAGGTGACTTGGTTGTCGCAGGCCGTGTCGTAGGCTACATCCGCATCGGACATATACTCGATGTGCCGCACAACGCCGTCGAAGATCGCTGCCACTTCAATGTCAGCATTGTCATCGACAGGTATTACCTTACCGGCAGGCCGGTTTTGACGCTGTTCGTTCGTCACCTGACGGACGTGCTGCGGCAATTTATTAATTGTCAAGCAGGGACGTGCGTTAATTGTCTGGCCTTGCACCGCGCCGCGGGTCGCCAACACGTCAGCAGGCCACTGCCACTGGTTATCAGGGCTACCGGCCATAAACCGAAGGTCGTCCAGTTCGTCCTCGCGGCTGTCCGAATAGGCTGCCATCGACATCTGTAGCCGATGGCGCATGGTTGCCATTGTATCAGGGTCACCACGGGTGTTCGCTGGATCGCTACCGATGTCAGCTACGTCGCCTACCTTGTTAATTCCTGTCGAATCAGCCATTGCGGTTACTTTTTACCTTTTTTGGCGGCTTCACGCTTTACGCTATACGCGATTGCAACCGCCTGTTTAACAGGTTTTCCGGCTTTTACCTCGGCCTTGATGTTCTTGCGGAACGCGGCTTTGCTGGGCGACTTGACCAAAGGCATTTTATTTCTTCTTCGCCGGTGTTGGCTTCATGTTCACGGTTGTGCGTGTGACCTGTACAGGTTTCTGTACAGGTTTCGGCATTTTCATTGGTGCGCGTCCGCCTGCTGCGCTTGTCGTGCCTTCGCGCGCTACCGCTTCCATTGCGCGGCGTGCGCGGGCTGGGTCGCGGTTAGCGATTGCAGCGCGTTCAGAGGCTATTGTGCCAGCTTTATAGAGTGCTTTGCTCTTATTGCCGTAAATATCTTTCTTACCTGATGGCATTTACTTACCCTTCTTAGCTGGTTTTTTGGCGGTTTTGGCGCTTTCTCGGAACGCTTTGGCTGTAGGGGCGCCCTTAGTACCCGGTTTACGCATTTTTTCGCCTGATCCGGCGGCAATGCGGGCTTTTTTAGCGTGAATGTTGGCGTATAGACCGGGTTTCATGGGCATTTCCACCTTTTCAAACTAGCTTTGGCGCGTTCGCCGTTCTTTGCCTTAGCTGCAACAGCCCCCATACGGGCGCAGAACGACGCTTTGCGTCCTGCGTCAGCCTTTGTCTTCGGGTTGGGCGCTGGAGCCTTCAATTTGCTGCCTGTTGCAGCGTTATATTTTGCTCTACCAGCGGCAGTCAGGCCCGCACCCTTCGACACGGGCAATTTCTCGCCACGGCCTACGGACAACGATACTGATTTTTTCTTGCCCGCCACTAGCTGCCCATCCAACTTGTAGAATATCCAGCGGGAGAATACCCGCTTGAGACGCGTCTGTCAACGCGTCCTTGTCGTGGGTCTTTAGATGCCACCGGAAAGGCAAATGTCACCGCTATGGCGTCCGCTGCGTCAGGTGATGCAAGCCCGCGTGACTTCATGTCCTTCTTACTTTCGAGGAACAGCGTCCCCTTGCTGTCAGGCTTAGTGCGCGGGCTGATGAGGTCGGTTTTCAGAAACCGATCCGACGGTATGTGCGCCGTCTTCAGCCAATCCCGCATGGCACCCCACATCTCTGCGCGCTTGTTACCCCACATGATCTGGTTCTTGGCCTTATTGCCGAAGTTCACGCCGCGTATCTTGTATCGCTGTTCCTTCAGCCGGTCTACTACGCCTGCGCCTAGCCCGCCTTCGTCGATGCAGACCAGTGCAGGCTTGAACTGTTCTATGGCGTCGATGACGTAGCCAGCCACTTCCATAGTGTCCGCACCGCGGTGTCTCCGCAGTTCTACGATGTCACGGCCCTGCCGTATGGCGATGACGGTAGCGTCGGCGCCAAAGCGTGCAGGGTCCACCCCTATGACGATGGGCGCGCTGTCATCTTTGATGGGTGGCCGCTTCATGGCGTCATCGACTAGATTGCTGCCGATGAACTGGTCGTCACCTTCACTGGGGAAGTTACCGTAGACTTCGACGCTGGCTTGGTAGCTGTCTGGCCCATATTCGTCGATGATGCGCTGATACAGGTTTTTGTCTGTACCCTCGACATCGCGGGCGTCGATGGTGCGTGTTGTCCAGAACGCCCGCTTGCTGTGGAACGTCTCGTAGAAATAGCCGGTGTTACGACGCGGGTTGGAGAAGGCCAGATGGAAGCGGTGCGGCGTGTTCTCTGTAAAGAAACCATCCGATACGGACCAAATCGAGTCTGGAATACCGCTGGCTTCGTCGAAGATCAGCATCACACCGTCGAAGTTGTGAACCCCTGCGTATGCGTCAGGGTTCTCTTCCGACCACAGCCGGCCTTCGACGGACCAGTAGCGCGTGCCTTTCTTGAGGTCGCGCTCGACCAGTTCCGTCAGCCACTTGGCTGGCATGATGCGTGTGGCAGCTATCTCGAACCAGTGACTGTTGAGGCTCATGGCTAACCACTTGGTAATTTCTGCCCATGTTACCGACCGCAACTGCGCTTCGGAGTTTGCCGACACGATGGTAGTACTGCCGATCCTTGATGACAGCATCCAGATGGTGAGCCAACTTACTAGGGCTGACTTGCCGATACCGCGTCCTGACGCAATCGCCAGCCGCGCCGTGTCGAAGTCAACCTTGCCGTTGTTCGCCTTGATGTGGTCGCGCAAGTCGCCAAGTATCTGGCGTTGCCATTTACGCGGGCCGGGGAAATGTTCCAGCGGCGTACCCTGCTGCCCCCACGGGAATGTATACAGCACAAATGCTAGGGGGTCATCCTTCAGTGTGGGCGACCACAGCCGCGCCATCAACTCCATCTCGTCTTGCGCTGAATATATCGGCTGCTGCATGTGTGTTATCCTCTAGTCGGGGCGTCACGTCAGTGTACAGCCCTTCGATGACGCGCGACTGTGCTTTTTCCAGCGCGCCTGTAATGCTTATCTGTTGGTCGATGTTCACGTCGATCTGCTGCTTGGCTACCCAGCCGTGCTGATGCTTGAGT